TTATTTTGTTAGAGAGGGAGACATGAAATTCAAATGAAAGACTTTGAAGATAGGCTAGAATATTTTAGAGATTTATTCGGTCTTACCAACTGGAAGATAGGAGTTATATATCAAGAGAATGATGTAGCCGGAGAGAACTTAGTGGGTGGACTTGATTCACAAAGGAGTGCAAAGACTTTAGCAAACCCAACTTATAATCAAGCTACAATTACAGTCTATCCACAACTTATCGACAAAAAAGAATTGTGGGATGAGACTATAATTCACGAACTTATCCACATAGTAATGGCCGGATTAGATTTTTACACGGATAATGTGGTTGAAGACAAAGACCAACAAGTATTATTTGTGAATAGAGAAAATGCAGTAAGTCAATTAACGAGTATAATGGTAAGGATACTAAAATGAAAACACAACGTTGTCTAAATTTAGAAGAAAGCGGAATAAAAGGAAAACTATTGGTTTCAGTAAAAGAATTTACCCCATTTTTGGATGAGCTTTGGAAGGTGGCTCAAAAAGAAGCATTAAAATTAGGTAAACTAACTAAAAGAGTACGACCTATATACTCAAATGGAAAGGAGATGAGTTAAATGTTTAAAAAATCAATGAAAAAAGAAGAAAAGAATGAAAAGAAACACGGCAAACGTGAAGAGATGAAAGAACGCAAAGCAAAGAAAGGAAAGAAATGACCGATGCACTTCGAATAGATGATCCAACAACTTTAAAGCAAAGGAAGTGGATAAGGGTTTATATTGATACAGGTAACGCTACAGAAGCAGCCATGCAGGTATATGACTGTAAAAATAGAGATGTTGCTAAATCAATAGGCTCGGAGAACCTTACTAAACTTGACTATTCATACTTTTTAGAAGAAGCGGGTATAACCGATAAACTATTACAAGAAAAGATAATGGAGGGACTCGATGCTACTCGAACTGTTAGTGCAGTTAAGACATCAAGGAATGCAACAGCAGATAGTACGGACTTTGTAGATGTGCCTGATTTTCTGACAAGACATAAATATTTAGAGACAGCACTTAAACTTAAAAAGCGGTTACTTGATAAAATGAATAATGAGGATGATCTACCAGATTTAAGATTCGACCTATATGGAAATACCATTATCAACGTTAATCCAACCCCAACCGAAACAAAGTGAAGCGTTAAATATTCTCTTTAATCCTAAATGTAAATATCTACTTTATGGCGGGGCTATGTCCGGAGGGAAAAGTTACTTCTTAAGATGGGCTGCATTTTCATATACTTATTGGTTATATAGAGAAAAAGGAATTAAAAACGCTCCAGTTGGTCTCTTCAGTGAGGATTATCCAACACTTAAAGATAGACAAATTAGTAGAATTGAAAGAGAGTTCCCTAGTTGGTTGGGTGAACTCAAAGACGATCAAATAGGCGGGTTATCATTCAAACTTAAAAAGAAATATGGAGGTGGGAGGATATTGCTTCGTAACCTAGATGATCCAAGTAAATATATGAGTACGGAGTTTGCAGGAGAGTTTGTAGATGAACTTACAAGAGACCCCGAGCAAACATTTTTAGACCTTAGAAACCGCTTGCGTTATCCTGGTGTAGATGAGGTTAAATTTGTAGCTGCAAGTAATCCTGGAGGTGTGGGACATGGTTGGGTCAAGAAATACTTCATTGATAAAACATCGGATGACAGTGAGCAAGATCGTTTCTTCTATATTCACGCTAACGCCTATGATAATAAATACATCTCACTTGAGTATATTAAGCAGTTGGAGAGTTTGCCACCACAACAACGCAAAGCTTACCTAGAGGGTTCGTGGGATATATTCGCTGGGCAATACTTTGTGGAGATCAATGCTAAGCACAAGATTCAACCTTTTGTACCCAGTTATTCACCTATTGTCGGAGGTATGGATTGGGGACGTGCTAACCCTTTTGCATTTTATCTATCTATTATAGAGAAGATTGAGTGGAGAGACGAGAAGAATGAAACCGCACCTTTCTACCGAGTTAAGACATTCTTTGAGGTATATGGTAAAGAGAAGAACCCCGCAGATTGGAGCGAGATAATCAAAGACCAATTATTAAAACGATACAATATGACGCTGTCTGATCTGGTTGAAATTGGTGCATGGGTGAGGTGCGACTCAATGATATTCGCTAAGGGTGATGATAATTCAAAGAGTATATTCGATCAGTTCAAGGATGCTGACAGTAGATGGGGATTTATATTAAAGCCGGCAATCAAAGGCCCGGACTCACGTGTCAGAGGCTGGCAGAATATGCACACTTGGCTCTCACTGGCCCCTGACGGTTTACCTTATTGGCAGTGGACTACTAATTGTGAAGCATTAGACCGTACGCTACCCCAACTTATACATGATGAGAATAATATTGAGGATGTAGAGAGTTCACGTAAGGGCGGGATTGACGACGATAGTGGAGACAGCTGTAGATATATGCTTCAACACATAACCTTCTTAGACGGCTTTACAGGACAGTTAAAGAGCAAGAGTAGTGAACAACCTCTTACAAGAGAACAACGACACTTCCATGTATGGAATGAGGAGGCGAGCAAAGGACTTGACCCTGACAAATTCTTACCCAAGAAAAGCACTCTGCTATAGAAAACTCACATGATATATGATAAAATGTATTATGGTTTGCTTAGAGTGCAGTGCCCCAGTCTTTAATAAGAAAAGACAATTATGTAAGAGACATTATAGCAAATTTATTCGTCACCAACATCCATATTCAACGTGGAGTGAAAGGATGAGAACATCCACCTTAAGAAGAAATAGGGAATGGATGGCTCGACATGGGGAATATAATACCGCACGTATGAAAAAGTATCGTCATACTAAGAAGGGAAAGGAGGCGGTTTTAAGAGCTGTTAAAAAATACGAAGCTAAACACCCCCGAAGAAAGAGGGCGTGGGGAAGGGCACAGTGGAAAAAACCAGTTTTGAGGCCGTGTATAGTTTGTGGAAAACTACCAACACATAGACATCATCCGAATGTCAATCTACCAGATGAAGTAATATTCTTGTGCCCACAACACCACAAAGATGTCCACAATGGTAAAATATATGTGTGAGAATTATAATTCATTCTGTCCCAACCGAACTACTGATACAAACCGTATCCATAGCAAAAGACAAAGATAACCCCGATAATTCGTGTTTATTTAGATGTTTCAGATGCGGTACACCCGTTAGTAGAATACCCGGATTGGTAGTAAGTATCGTCCCCGGACTCGTTCCAACTTATGATGTTCCCGTTATTCATGCGTGTTATCAATGCCATGAGGCCTATACCTTTCAAACCATATTGAGTAACCGCAAAAGGACAAGTTTAATTCTTTCTCCTCAACCTAATACGGATAGTTCGATCTTCAGATGCTTTTTGTGCCGTATGCCTCTGATTAAATACACGCCCAAGATTGCTGTTAGACTACCAGAAGAGACTCTAATAAACATGCCGTATAACTTTACCTGTCCCAGTTGCGAGAAAGAGTATACGTTGTCAGACGTGGTGAGTCTTTAGTGGTATAATAATGCCATAGGACACACCACTTGGCGTGTCTATTTCTATTTATGGAAGGCAATCAAAAAATGCAGGGTAGTTTTAACGAGACTATTCCTGATGTCAATTATCCCCAAGAGGGTCAGATGACCCCTCCGTTAGACCCATTAAAATTAGAGATTGAAGATGAAGAATTGGTTAAGATACTGGATGATTACGAGGACGGATACAACAATTTCTACACCGATAAATACAACTTATTTGAGAGACGCAAAAAGAATGAAGTCTATTACTTTGGCAGACAAATTCAACAAGCCGAGGACGAGAAGAGGTTAAAGAGTTACGAGTCAAGGTATCAGGATAACGTCCTTTACGAGATCATGGGGACAGTCAAACCTCTAGCCATGAGTAGAGTACCTGATATGATGGCTCTGCCGGCTTATGACTCAGACGAGGCTACCGAGATAGCTGACCAAATCGGTAAAGTTATTGACACTCAGATTAAAGAACAGGACTCAAGGTTTGTACTAGGTCTGGCCTATAAGCACTTACC